GCCGTCACTCTGCTATCTAATTGCTTGATAATATTCGCAAAATATATCGTCTATTGCCTCGGCCGTATTTCGGCAAATGCTCCATTGAGCCTCTTCGCCGCCCCACCAAAGCTTAACGGCCATGTCGCAGGTATCCACTTCAATATGCGGGCCGCCCGTTGTTATTGTTACTGCAACGCCTCTATATTCACCGTTGCCGCTGATATAATAGGTAATATCGAGGGCATCCTCAAAGTAGCTGTACAAGTCCGTTGCTTCTCCGTTGTCAAGTTTTTCGCGGATTGCTTCGAGTTCTTCTTTAATTTCTTCGAGTTCTTCCCGTTCTGCTTCTGTTAACGGGCCGTTTTCATCGTTTTCATACTCGATTATTTCGAGTTCTAACTCTTCAGCTCGTTCTTCCAGTTCGTCTCTGCTCTGCGGATTTGCGGCTAGTTCGTTAAGTTCTTCGGCAATTTCTTTTACTCTTTTTAAGCATTCTTCTTCAAAAAATTTCTTATTCATGGTATAACCTCCTTATTTTTTCGTGGCTGCCGAAACTAAGACTATGATCGGTAGTGCCAACAAGAGTAACAATATCCAAATTGTATTCATTCTTCATTCCTCCCTCTCTATTTTCACCAACCTGTTACTACTTGCACGATTTCATCGAATGTGAAGACTAGGTACTGTTCCCCGTTATCCTCCCCATTGGTCAAGTGGTACAAGCTTTCTTCCACTTCGTCGAGAGTTACGAAGTAGTCAGTGTTCGGGAAAGTGATCCCCTCGATCCCCCCACCCAAGTCTTCGAGTGTGCAGGATATACCTTTCGCTCGCAGCTCTTCCATCAGTTCTTTCAGCATGTTGTTACCTCCTTCACCGCTCGTGCGGTTCTTTGTTTGACTTCATTATATCACGGTTTACAGTAAAGCGCAAGCCTTTTCTGTACTTTTTATTGTTGAATTTGTGTAATTACCCCTACCCCTCCCACTCTAGACTCAGCCGAAGGGGTCTCGTCACCCCTCCGAGCAATCTCCAAAACAAAAAGGGTACATTTACTCGATACCCTTTTTATGTAATGCTATATTCTTCTGAAAAAAAAGCAACCCCGCCCTGGTACGCATTAATTAGAGAACTAATTAAGAGGCGCGGCGAGGTCTAACTCATATCTTATTATGTGTTCGGATTGGCGAAAAAGTCAATACCTTTTTTTGTTATAGGAGGATTTTTTTTGTCGCATATGCAGATTCTCAAAGAAAAATTACATTAGGGGTTGACATTTACACGAACTAGTATATAATGAGAATCAGAAAAGGAGGTAACGACATGAAACCAGTAGTAGGGTACGTTAGGGTAAGCACGAATGGTCAAGCGCAGGAGGATAAGTATGGCATTGAGGCTCAAAAGCGGGACATTCTCGATTACTGCGCCAAACACAATCTAGCTTTGACGAAGTGGTATGTGGATGGTGGCGTGAGTGGTGTGGAGGAAGAGCGTCCAGAACTGGATAAGATTCTGTTCAATGACGAAGAAGTGGGCAATCCTCCCATTCAAGCGGTGGTGGTGGCGAGGTCTGACAGACTGGCAAGGGACATGAACTTGTATTACTACTACAAGTTCGTCCTGAAGAAGAAGAACATTGAACTGATTAGCGTGTCGGAAGATTTTGGCGCAATGGGTGCCTTCGCGGGTGTAATGGAATCGTTGACGCTTTTCATTGCGGAACAGGAGCGAATCAATATCGCTAAGCGTACAAGTTCGGGTCGGAGGATGAAGGCTCGGGCTGGAGGCTATGCGGGTGGTCGTGCGCCGTATGGATACAGGGTGGAGGATCGCCAACTAGTTTTAGATGAGGGCGAAGCTGAGATTGTCCGAATCGTGTTCGAGAAGCGAGAAAAAGGTGCGACGCTGCAAGACATAGCCGATTGGCTCAATGATCACGGTTATCAATCTCGTTCGGGCAAGAGGTTCTACCCATCCCAAATTCGGTCGATATTGAATAATAGAAAGACGTATGAGGGTTACTATTCCTATGCTGACATAGGTTGGGTCAAAGGGATTCACGAGCCTATTTTGGAGGTGGAGTAGGTGTATTATTTAATAACGTATGCTTGGAAGCCCCATGGTGGAAGGTACTGCACATTTTACAATGCGGTGATCGATATTCACCCTTTAGATTTTGTTCTGAACCAGATCAATAATAACTCCGCTAAAGGGGAAGCGGTCTTGTTGTGGGCGCAAGAGATAACTAAGGAACAATACGACAAGTCATATGAGAGGTTTAGGGAGGAGAAAGATTGACCAACGAAAAGATCGTTGAGAAGTTAAAGCAGAAGGACTTGACGAAGTACCAGAATCTTTCTGACCTCTTCGATATGGCTCGGCACATGGAGGATTACGATCTGAACGGTGAGGTCTGGAGATTGGCGGCGAAGGTGGCGAAGGAGAAAGGGGACTTAGAGTTCTACGATCTGTACAAGCGTTCCCTTTTATTCGCCGCCCCGCACAGGTTTGATGAGTACATGCTGTACTTGGAGTTCAATCGAGACCCCGATAAGAAGTTTTATGTACCTAGACGTTCTGTTTTGAAACCCGTGGTGGATGCTTTACAGGACTTGGAGGACGACAAGTTAGATTTAGTCACCATATCCATGCCGCCGGGCGTTGGGAAAACCACTCTTGCTATTTTCTATTTAACGTGGATTATGGGTAGGGACCCGATGAAGCCGTCTTTGGCTTCGGGTCATTCTAGCATATTGACGACTAACATATATGATGGTGTGATAACCATTCTTGACGACCCGGTGGAGTACCTGTGGCATGACGTGTTTCCAGGCGTGCAGGTGGTGGATCGGAGTGCTAAATATACAACTGTGGATCTGGGGAAGGCTAAAAGGTTCCCCACTCTAACTTGTCGGTCAATTGATGGTTCGCTCACGGGTGCCACCCGCTGCGAAAAACTACTCTATTCGGACGACTTAGTTTCTGGCATTGAGGAAGCTCTCTCTAAAGAGAGACTGGACAAGTTGTGGGAGAAATACACGAATGATCTTAAATCGAGAAAGAAGCTCGGTTGCAAGGAACTCCACATTGCTACACGTTGGTCGGTTCACGACCCGATTGGGCGTTTGGAGAGAATATATGGGAACGATCCGAGAGCAAAATTCATTGTTATACCCGCCTTAAATGAGCGGCGCGAGAGTAATTTCAATTATTCTCATGGGGTGGGTTTCGATACTAAATATTTCTTAGACATGGAAGCTACGTTGGATGAGGTGTCGTGGAGAGCGCTCTTTATGAATGAGCCGATTGAACGTGAGGGCTTGCTTTATAAGGCGGACGAGTTGAGGCGGTATTATGAGTTGCCTCCGGAGGAGCCTGATGCTGTATTAGCTGTCTGCGATACCGCAGAGGGTGGAGGTGACTATACGTTCCTCCCCGTGGCTTATGTCTACGGAAACGATTACTACATCGAGGACTGCGTGTGCGATAATGGGCTTCCGGAAGTCACAGACGTTCTTTGCGCCGAGGTGCTTTTGAAACATAACGTTAAACAATGTCAATTCGAGAGTAACAGCGCAGGGGGTAGGACTGCCGATAAGGTGCAGGAGTTGGTGAAAGCTAAAGGCGGCATAACCCATATTACTAAGAAGCGCACTACTGCTAACAAGCTCACGAAGATTATTGTCAATTCGGACTTTGTGAAGAAGCGGTTTTTGTTCAAAGACGCTAGTAAGTATAGTGCAAATTCCCCTTATGGTAGAATGATGAATATGATGTGCTCATTCACGGTGACGGGGAAGAATAAGAACGACGACGTGCCGGACGGACTCGCTCAATTAGCAGAATATATTCAGTCGCTCGAAGCAAGCAGGGTGGAGGTTTTCAAAAGACCGTTCTGAATGTTGACAGATAATACAAGTATATGGTATAATAATGCACAGAAGATTAGTTAGGGCATAAATGCTCTCGGTTGGGGAGTGTTTGTGTCCTTTTTTAGTGAGGAGGTGATGGCTCTGCGAAGAATGGTAGGGCGTTCGGTTATTTATACGAATGAGTCGAATATTACAAGGGACAACGTGCTTCGAGTGTTAGAAGAAGCCTTGAGAACGCATTTCAAGAATCGCGTCGAAATAGATTACCTTTATAATTATTACAAAGGGGATCAACCCATCTTGAACCGTGTTAAGCAAGTGCGTGAGGAGATCAATAACAAGATCGTGGAGAATCACGCTATGGAAATCGTGGACTTCAAGAAGGGATATGTCTTTGGTGAACCTGTGCAGTACGTTCGTAGGGGTGAGCACCCGGGTGTAGCGGATAAGATTGGTAAGTTGAACGAGTTCATGTTCGCAGAGGACAAGGCGAGTAAAGACCAAGAATTGGCGGAGTGGTTCTACATTTGTGGGACAGGTTATCGGATGATTTTGCCCGACGAGGACGCCGATCCCGAAGCTGATCCGGACGATAGTCCTTTCGAGATTGACATACTCGACCCGAGAAATACATTTGTGGTGTATCATAATGGGTTTGGTAAAAAGCCAGTAATGGGAGTCACATATACGCGCAAGGATACCGGGGAGACGGTCTATAGTGTCTACACGAAGGATATGTTTTATCGGATTGTGGACGCGACCCGTATTGTGGAGGAAAGGCCCCACTCGTTGGGGGACATCCCCATCATTGAGTATCCTGCAAATAACGCCAGAATGGGATCGTTTGAGGCGGTGCTCCCACTCTTAGACGCTTTGAACACCGTCATTTCTAATAGGATTGACGGTATCGAACAGTTCGTGCAGTCGTTTATGAAATTCGTCAACTGCGACATTGATGAGGAGACGTTCAAGGCTCTTAAAGAGATGGGTGCGATCAAAGTCAAGAGTGGCGGTGGCGAAAAGGCTGACGTTGACATTATTAGTCAAGAACTAGACCAGACCCAAACGCAGGTGACAAAGGACGATTTATACCAGACGGTTCTCATTATCTGTGGTATGCCCGACAGGAAGGGTTCGGGTCGGAATACTGGTGATACGGGTAAGGCGGTGGAGCTAAGAGACGGTTGGGCCGCGGCTGAATCAAAGGCGAAGGAATCGGAACTTATTTTCAAACGATCGGAGAAGAAGTTCTTAAAGTTGGCTCTAAGAATCCTTCGGGATATTGGTGGGATCGACCTAAAGTTGAGTGACATTGACATTAAGTTCACTCGCAATAAGACAGATAATCTCCTCGTTAAGACGCAGGGGTTACAGAACATGCTCGAGGCGGGGATTCACCCTCTTATCGCTATTACGCACAGTGGATTGTTTAGCGATCCAGAACAGACGTATCTCGATTCCATAGAGTACCTGGAGAAATGGAAACGGGCAAAGGTTACAGAGGTTCCTGTCAATAATAAGCCCAATCCGGAGGATGGTGACGGCGAGTGAATTACACGCCCAATTTGAATTTGAAAAAACCCGCTAAGACTGACCCTGTGTTGATTGATGATTTCAACGATAACATGGACATTTTAGATCAGGCAGTAAACGCTCACATAGAGACACAGGCCGCACTTAATAAGCTGGGACATATTTATCATGCTACGCTGACCGCAACATTGGATACCGATGACTGGACGGGGACAGAGGCTCCATTTGCGCAGATTCAAGAAGTTTCTGGTATTCTTGCTACTGATGTGCCCATTGTTGATGTTGTTTTAAGCGGCGACTGGGAAGTAGACGAAGCTAGACTAGAAGCATGGGGGTATATTTATCGCATAGTAACAAGCAACAATTCTATTACTGCGTATGCAAGTGAAAAACCTGAAGTGGCACTTCCACTCCAGTTAAAGGTGGTGAGGTAATGGGCGAAGCAATAATTACAAGGCGTGGTGGTTCAGGAGATGTCATAGTAGAATTTGACAACTTTATACCCTCGGATATTGACCTTCCAAAACACTCAACCTCTGCCGCCTTGTCTGTTGGAAGAGGTGAGCTAGCAGGAGCCAGCGTAGGTAATTATGCTCTGTTTGCTGGGGGGTATGATGGTTCTTACCGCGACACAGTAAATGCCTATGACACCTTCCTCACCCGTTCAACCCCCACTGCTTTGTCTGTTGGAAAATGTGAGCTAGCAGGAGCCAGTGTAGGTAATTATGCTCTGTTTGCTGGGGGGTACCGTAGTGCTTCTAGTTACAACGGTGCAGTAAATGCCTACAACACTTCTCTCACTCGTTCAACCCCTACTGCCTTGTCTAAGGCAAGGAATAATCTAGCAGGAGCCAGCGTGGGTGACTACGCTTTGTTTGCTGGGGGGTATGATGGTTCTTACCTCGACGCAGTAGATGCTTATGACACCTCCCTTGCCCGTTCAACCCCTACTGCCTTGTCTAAGGCAAGGCGTAATCTAGCAGGAGCCAGTGCAGGCAATTATGCTTTGTTTGCTGGGGGGGATAGTAGTTCTTACCGCGACACAGTAGATGCCTACGACACTTCTCTCACCCGTTCAACTCCTACTGCCTTGTCTGCGGCAAGGCAATGGCTAGCAGGAGCTAGTGTAGGTGACTACGCTCTGTTTGCTGGGGGGTATGGCTCTTCACCTACTTATAAAGACACAGTAGATGCCTACGACACTTCTCTCACCCGTTCAACCCCTACTGCCTTGTCTGCGGCAAGGTATAATCTAGCAGGAGCTAGTGTAGGTGACTACGCCCTGTTTGCTGGGGGGTATGATGGTTCTTACCTCAACGCAGTAGATGCCTACGACACCTCCCTTACCCGTTCAACCCTTACTGCCTTGTCTGCGGCAAGGAATAATCTAGCAGGAGCCAGCGTGGGTGACTACGCTTTGTTTGCTGGGGGGCAATCTGGTTCTTCTAGTTACAGCGATGCAGTAGATGCCTATACCCGTTCTGTGCCGGAGGTTAGATTATACATGCCCATTGGTACCAAATACAAATTTGGGGAAAGCGAAGAAACAGCAACAACAAATGAAATAACAGTCCGTGCGCCGATAACTGGTTATATCAAATTTAAGAATGGAGTGATTCGTAATGGCTAAGTACAAAATTTGGGATAGAGAAACCGATTTGGTCACGCCTATTGGAGAAGTCCTAACTCCAGAGCAGGTTTTCGCACGCTATCCTGCTTCCAGACTGCCAAACATGAAGTACATCATCTGTGATGCACCAATTTCTATGGGAGTGTTCATGGAGTTTGAAGCGACGAAAGAACACTATAAGCGCCTTGGTGTGCCCATCACAGATGACATGACTGACCAGGAAGTGCTGGATGCTATTTCGTACTGGGAAGAAAACCCGCCTGAGCCGGAGCCGACAGCAGAAGAACGAATTGCTGCAATGCTGGAATTCCAGTCTATGATGATGTTACCTGATAACGAATGAGGAGGGCGAAGCTATGTCTTTTGAGACCATCAAGAAAAACTTTGAACGTGGCTTGTGGACAAAACAAATGGTAGCGATGGCAGTGAGAAAGGGCGTTATTACACCCGAACAGTACAGCATGATAACAGGCGAAGATTATTCTGATTAGACCAAGAAGTTGAGGGCGCTCAGGACATTCTTGATAACTTATTCGTGGGAGGGAGGGGGAACCGTTAGATGAGTGAGCCTACGTTACAACAAGAGATTGAAGCGCGGAGACCTGCGACCGAGGGCACGTTGCGACAAATCGTTGATTTACTTCAAGGCCTGGAAGGTGGCGCTAGCATGGAGTTTCTGTTCGGCCCAACAGCGCCAGAAGATACAACGGGTAAATCAGGAGATGTATATTTAAATACAGCGAATGGAGACTTTTATAAAAAGACTGACGCGTGGACTAAAATAGGTACGTTAATGGGGCCACAAGGCGAGCAAGGGCCGCAAGGGGACCCGGGACCAAAAGGTGATCCGGGAGCAGACGGAAAATCGGCGTACCAGATAGCTGTTCAGAATGGGTTTGAAGGAACAGAACAAGAATGGTTAGCTTCCTTAAAAGGTCCAAAAGGTGATAAGGGTGACCCGGGACCACCAGGAGCAGATGGATTCGGCACAGAAGCGCAATATAATGACATAATAGCAAGATTGGAAGCACTAGAATCCGCATTGGAAGCACTAGAATCCGCAGGCGCATAAGATCGATTGATTCTGCTATAGGCTGTTTTAAAATGGCCGTGTAGCCATTTGAACTTTAGTTTTCGACAGAGAAGTCGGTAAAACGCATTAAAGGGGAGAGAACCCCTTCAACAAACACAAAATTTCGTGAGAGAACACGTATAAAACACAGGAGGTAAATCTAATGAACTTGAAAGAATTACTTGGTGACGCTTATCGTGAGGATATGACGCTGGAGGAAGTGGAACGGGCTTTAGAGGGGATTAACTTGGTTGACCCAGACAAGTTGCCGAAATCGGTGTCGAAGGAGGTTTTCGACAAAACTGCTTCGGAATTGGCCCGAGTCAAAAAAGAGCTTAGAGAGTTGCAAGAAAAGAACATGACCGCCGAGGAAAAATTAAAGCTCGAATTGGAAAAGGCCGCCGAGTCGCAAGCGCAGTACAAGCGTGAGTTGGCGAAACTCCGTGCGACAGAGATTTTTGTAACTGCTGGGCTAACCGAGGACGATTATAAGACGCTCTTGGACATTGTGGTGTCCGAGGATGAGGAAGAAACCAAAACCCGTGCGAAGTCGATGATCGATGTGATAGCGTCCCAAAAGAAAGCCGTGGAGAAAGCGGTGAAAGCTGAACTACTGAAAGGCACACCTAAACCTGAACCCGGTGATCCGTCTAAAGGTGTGACTCTTGAGGATTTTAGGAAAATGAGTTTGATGGAGAAGCAAAGATTTGCTAGGGAGAACCCCGAGCTATATCAATCAATTTATAAGGAGGAATAAGAATTGGCAGATTTGAATCACACACACAAACTTTATGACAATTTCGTTCTAGCGAACGAGATTGAAGATCAGTACAATAGTAAGTTAGACTTGGTACGCTTTTGTACCGTAGATAACTCTCTAGTAGGTGTCGCAGGAGACACCAAGAAAATCCACGTCTACCGTGCTACAAACGGAACCGAGAAATTGGAAATGGGTCAAGGTAATACCCTGAACATTGAAGTAAGTTATGCGCCGGAAGAATATAAAATCCAATTAGCACAGAACCGTTTCCCCTACTACGACGAGGAAGTAATGAAAGATCCGATGGTTGTACAGGTAGGGTTACGCCATATGGCGACCGATATGTTTAATACCATACAGGCTGATATTTTCGCAGAGTTCAACAAGGCTACTCTCAGAGTTTATACTGGCGCAGCTAGTAAGCCGATTGGCTTCGATTCGTTTGTAGATGCTGTGGCGCTACTCGATCTTGAAAACATCGAAGATGTGGAGATTTTCGCATTTGTGAATCCTACCGAGATGGCGAATCTTCGCAAGACTTTGAAGGACGACTTGCAGTACGTTGAAGCGTTCGTTCGCTCTGGTTATGTTGGCACAGTGGCTGGAGTGAACATCTACACTAAGAGGGACGCGGAGACTGGTACAATTGTACTCGGAACCAAGGAAGCGGTTACGTTGTTTAATAAGAAGGGTGTCGAAGTCGAGCAAAAACGTGACCCTAATACCCGTTTGAACGAAATCTACTCTCGCAAGTATTATCTGGCGGCTTTAACCGACGCTACAAAAGTCGTCAAGATCGTTCGTGGCGAACCCGAAGAACCTAAATATACACTCACTATTGAAGAAACAAACGGGGTAAGCGTAACAGTCGTTATTAAACAAGGTGATACTACCATAACCGCGGAACAGGATGGAACCTACAAACTTACAAACGGCACATATGATTATACAATCTCAGCTACAGGATATGTGACTCAGACCGGACAGGTAGTAATCCACGACGATGACAAGACATTAGAAATAACAATGGTGCCTTCTCCATAGATAGGAGGTGGAGCGAGTGACTAATGAAGAAAAATTAGAACAATTAAAGGTATTAATAGGTGCCGAGGAAGATGAAGATTTATTGTTACTCGCTCTCTTATCTTTGGCGGAGGGTAAGATTCTGGAAAGACTGTACCCTTACGACCATAGTAAAGAGACTCTGCCTACTCGATATGTGAGGAAACAGATCGAAATAGCGGTTTATCTTTATAACAAGCAAGGTGCGGAAGGGCAAACGGTCCATAGTGAGAACGGTATCTCTCGGACGTATGAGAGTGCGGATGTTCCAGAGTCCATGTTAAGAGGGATAGCTCCTTTCGTGGGTGGTATTAAATGAGGACTCTAAAGAGAAATCAACGTGAGATATACTACGCAACCTTGATAGGGAAGGAACCTGTCACGGACGAATGGGGTAATGAGACCGGGGAATACAATATGGTTTACAGCAACCCCTTACCTATCAGAATCAACGTTTCGGCGGCGCAGGGGAGGTTGGAAACCAGACAGTTCGGACAGATGGAAAACTACGACAGGACGTTAATTACAGACGATATGGATTGTCCGATTGATGAATCCTCGATTCTCTGGATCGACAACTTGGACACTACAAATGTCACGTGGATTATGCTAGAAGATTTGACATGGGGGGACATTGAGGGGAAAATCTGGGAAGTGTGGACGATACCTCACGACTATGTGGTGACGAAAGTTGCACGTAGTTTGAACGTTATACAATATGCGGTTCGTAAAGTGAATGTGAGTCATGGCTAAAAGGACGATTAAGTTCTC